CCCGCTGCGCTAAGTACGCAAGCCCGCGAAAGACCATCCCGCTAGGAGAGCCGCAACATTGTGGAAAACCAGATAGTGAAAGGAGTCTGACCAAAATGGCAGACATCAAGAAGCTGCACGAGACCCGTGCAAACCTGCTTACGCAGGCCACCAGCATCGTTGCTGAGGCTGCTGAGTCGGGTGTTGCCCTTGAAGGCGACAAGAAGAACCAGTTCGAGTCCCTCACGGCTGAGGCTGGCGTCATCGCGGAAGCGATTCGCAGCGAGAAGTCCGCAGCAGAGGCGCGAACCGCCGCTGACACGATTCGTGCTGAGTACGCTTCAGTCATCGCTCCGAAGGCTGAGAAGTCTGACGACGAAGTTGCTGAGCTTCGCGCTCTTGGGCGCAACGGCGGCAGCAAGATGTTTGAGTACCGCGATGTGACTCGCGCAACCGGACTTGGGAACCCAGTTTCCATCGCCGACCGCGTAAACGTAGTGGCCGCTCAGTTCAACCCATTCCTTGACCCAAGCATCATCACCGTGGTCCGCACGGCGACCGGCAACAACATCCAGTTCCCACGCGTCACGGCGCTTGGAACCGCTGGCTCAGTTGCTGAAGCTGGGACAATCAACGAGTCAGACGGCACGCTCAGCGCGCTGTCCCTCACGCCAATCAAGTACGCGACCATCATCCAGGTCTCGGAAGAGCTCGTGGAAGATGCAGTGTTCGACCTTGCCGGCATGATTGCTGACAAGTGCGGCGCTGAAGTTGCAGTTGCTCACGGTGCCTTCGCTGGTACCGCGGTTGCTGCGGCCGCTACGGTTGGCGCAACAGGCACAGGCACGGCGTCAATCAACCCAACGTACACCGACCTTGCGAAGCTGAAGGCGTCTGTGAACCAGGCGTACCGACGTGCTCCTAAGGCTGGTTGGTTGATGAACGACACGACGCTCGGCGTTGTGACCGGCTTGGTCGACACGACTGGCCAGCCAATCTTCCGCGCAGGCGACAGCAACTCACCTGACCGACTGTTGGGTGCTCCTGTCTACAGCGCAGCGTTGATTGACCTGACCGATGACACCGCAGGCGCAATCCTGTTCGGTGACCTTGGACAGATTTACACGGCACTCGTTGGTGGCGTCCGCGTGGACGTGAGCCGCGAGTACGCCTGGAACACTGGCCTTGTCTCGTACAAGGTTGAGGTTCGTGGCGCGACCGGGCTTGCACAGGTTTCATCCGTGAAGTCGTACAAGTCAGCCAACGTCTAATCGTTAGGCGCTAGGTAGCGGCAGGGAGTCGGGCTTCGGCTCGGCTCCCTGTTGCATTAGTGGGAGGGTTTATGGACATCTTCAAGAAACTCAAGGAACTGACCCGCAGGGGTCCTCGTAGAATCAACGGAGAGGCACCAACGCGGCTCGTAGAGCGCGCTATCATCACGAGGTGGGGCAATACAGCCACATTGAACAGCAAGCCGCTCAGGGGGCGGGAGAAGGGAATCAGCGATGGGTGAGCAGAAACTCAGCAGCAGGCAAGTCACAGTCGGCACGGCTGCCACTGCGCTCGGCGAGGGCATGGTCACTGGCTCAACCTTCCATCTTTTCTGCACGGCTGCGGGAAGCCAGAAGGTCTACCTCGGCGGCAGCGCAGTCACAACCGCAACTGGATACCAACTCCACAAGGACGTTCAGACAGTCTTTGATGTACCTGAGAGGGTGCAGTTGTATGCTGTCTCGGACGCGCCTGGCGCGACTGTATTCGTCCTACAAATCGGAGGCATCTAAATGTCCTACGCAACACTCGCAGAGTTCAAGAGCGCCATCGGCATCACCGACTCAACGGACGACACGCCGTTGCAGTCTGTCCTCGATGCGACTGACGCGCTGATTGACAACTACACTGACCGACGCCAGGGCTTCGGCACAGCGTCAGAGACGCGCTACTACACGGCGCAGGACTTCCAGTACGTCTTGACAGACGACCTCGTGAGCATCTCTTCGCTCACCACGGACGACGATGGCAACAACACCTACGAGACAACGTGGACACTTGGCACGGACTATGTGTTCGCGCCGGCGAACAACGCGCTGGACGGCTGGCCGTACACGAGCATTGAGGTCAGCGTCACATGGCCGAAGAACTTCCCGAAGGATGTCTACCGCGGCGTCAAGGTCATCGGCGTCTTCGGATGGCCGTCAGTCCCTAACGCCGTCAAGCAGGCTGCACTGATTCAGGCTGGCGCAGTCTGGTCATCGCGCACCTCGCCGTTCGGCGTCATTGGGTCGCAGGACCTCGGTGGAATCATCCGGCAGACAAGCGCGCTTCACCCAGAGTCCCGCGTGTTGCTTGAGCAGTACCGCAAGCGCGAAGGGCTGGCTCGGTGAGCTTCAACGATGCGACGGTCATCGCTGGGCTTGCCGCTCACCTCACAGCCGCAACGCCACCGACTGGCTACGCGCTCCGTGCGGTTCATTCGTATCCACCGGACAACCTTCCAGTGGTGCCAGCGTGCGTCATTGTTCCAGGCGACGACACCATCGGCTACGGCGCGAGCAATCGCCAAGTGGTGCTGACGCTCAACGCAACCATCTACATCCAGCCACAGGCTGACCTCGGCCGCAAGTACGCTGACCTCATGGTCTGGCGCACATGGCTGCGCGACAGCCTCATCAACGGCGTGACCCTTGACGGCACGGATGCAGTGGCACAGGCGAGCGTCGTTTCCACATCTATCGGGACCGACACTTGGGCTGACGCCGACTACCTTACAATCAGCGCAGCAATCGAAGTAGCAAGCGTGGAGGCTATAAACACAAGTGCCTGACCTCAAGAAGCCACTCACCTACAAGGCCACTAGCCACATCGACGTGCAGTACGTTGCCGGCTCTCTTCCACAAGGAGAGTTCGTCGGTGGATTGCCAACCGATGGGTCTACAATCAGCGCACCCGCAGCACTCGCGCAAGCGTGGATTGCGGCAGGAATCGCCAAGCCAGTAAGTGCCGCACACGCGGCTGAAGACGACAAGGAGACCGAATAATGCCAGCAGCATCAGCAGGCAACGTCCTGTTCAGCAAACTCGTCGCCTTCAAGGAAGCGACTCCTGGAACCATCCCAACGCTGACTTCAGGCGGCCGCAAGCTGCTCGTCTCACCAACTGGCGTCATCTCCGATGGCGTGACCATTGAACTTGGCACCGAGCGTTCCGTTGCACTTCGCAACCCGCTCATCGGTTCCACCGGCACCATCGTCTCCATCGAGCCAACACTGAGCGCCACCGTTCCTGCGGTGAGCGTCGGCGAACTCCCGCTCTGGCTCTCAATGTCAGGGACCGCAACTCCAGGCACCGCGTCACCATACGCATGGGACTACGACTGGAGCATGACGACGAGCAACAATCCAAAAACCTACACGCTCGTCGCCACGGATGGCATTCAGCAGTACGCAGCGAACTACTGCTTGGCTGAGTCCATCACCATCGCTGCCGACCGCAGCGGATTGACCAATCTGAGCGCATCGCTCTTCGCGCAGAACATTGCCAAGAACTCAGCGACGCTTGCCGAAGGCACACCAACCTCACCGTTCATGGCGGGGCGACTCTGGAACGCATACCAGCACGGCAGCACCTTCCCAGGCACCGCTGACGGAACTGCGTATGAGTACCTGCTCGACTTCTCACTGGAGTTCAGCAGCGGCATCACGCGTCAGGCGTATCTCGCTGGCACTACGGTATTCAGCACGCACAGCGAGAGCAATCCGTTCACAGGCACCCTGACGATGACGGTCTCCTCGACCGCCTCGGCCGTCAGCACCTGGTACGACGCCTACCGCGCAGCTACGCCGAAGGGCGTGCGCTTGACGTGGAGCAACGGCACCTACAGCGCGCACATCCTGTGCATGATTGTCCCGACCGAAGTGCAGCAGATGGCTGGCGCTGAAGATGGGCTGACGACGATGGCCGTGACCGGCACGCTGGTCTACGACACGTCAAGCGCGAAGAGCCTTCGCATCGTGGTGAACAGCGACTTGGCGGTTCTGCCCTAAGTCTTAGTTAGCAGGAGGAGGAGACATGAGCGCACGCACGATTGACGTCACGCTGACGGACGCACCCTACGAAGGGTGGAAGGCGACCATGCGGGCAGAAGGAATCTCTGCGCGCATCTTCATTGAACTATCAAGCGACTCTGTTGAGCGCCAGATGGAAGCGGTGAGCAAGCTCGTCATCAGCCACGACTTCAAGGACTCTGACGGCAATCCGGCGAAGGACATTCTTGATGCTCCGATGGATGCGTTGAGCGCACTAGTCGGCAAGTGGGGAACTGAAGTAGCAGCACTCCCCCCTCGATAAGACTCGACGCCCAGCGGCTGGCGGCGGGTCGGTCATTGGTGCCGCATCCAATCATCGCCGCGCACCTTATTGCCGAGAAGTTCCACATCCCACCGCACGAGGTTCTTGAGTGGGACGCTGGAGACTTCAACCGTACACTGATGCTCATGGGAGACCTGCAACCAAAGGAGCGTTGATGGCCGCGCAGTCGCAAGACAGGATTGTCCTAAACTATGTACCAAGTCAGGCGCTTCTTGACCTTGAGTACGGTCTGCTTCAGGGCAACAATCCTGCTGCGTTCAAGCGTCTGCTATCGCTTGCCTCACTAAACTCCGTACGCACGATGGTCAATCCGATGCGCGCCGAGGCGCCAGTCGGCAAGACCACCTCAACGCCAGGTCGCCTTCGCAAGTCGGTCACGGCACGCCGTGGTCGGTATCAGATTGCCTCTGGCGTTGTCGGACCGCGTGCCGGTCGTAATCGAGCAGGTGCCAACGGCGGCGCGTGGTACCGCTGGTTCGTCACGAGCGGTATTAGTGGAGTGCGGCAAACCAAGAACGGCCCAAAGGCTGTGAAGGCCGTTCCAGCCAATCCGTTCGTAATGCGTATTGCAAATAACCCAAGCCATAAGGCGCGTGCGCTGGAGGCGTTTAGCAAAACGATTGAGGCATACTTCAACAACGAAGCGTTCAGGAACACCATCCTCAGATTCAAGCGAAGGTGAGATAAATGGCAAGTCAAGACAAAGCAGCAACATTCTCTGTCGTCGCTAAGGATGCGGCTTCCTCAGTCCTGCGCGGAGTGGGCAAGGAGATGGGTCGGCTTGGTAAGACTGGTGGAGCAGTCTTCAAGACACTAGCTGCGGCCGCAGCAGTCGTCGCCACTGCGATTGCCACTGCCGGTGCAGCCGCACTGAAGTTCACCCAGAAGGCAATCCAGGCTGCGATTGCCGATGACGCAGAGCAGCAGAAGCTCATCGCCACACTCAAGGCACGAGGGCTTAGCACCGAAGAGGCAACCAAGCGCATCAACGAACTCATTGTCGCTGGGCAGAAACTAGCCTTCACAGACTCAGAGACTCGTGCTGGTATCAACATTGCAAGTCAATACACAAAGAACTATGCAAAGCAGACGGCAATCCTCACGGCAGCGCAGAACCTTGCGCGCTCTAGGAACATCAGTCTTGAGCAGGCGACGAAGTTGGTCGGCAAGGCGTATGCAGGCAACGGCGCTGGACTAAAGAACTACGGCGTTGAACTAAAGAAAACAATCACCCTCACCAAGACAAAACTCAAAGAACAGCGAGATGGAACAGTTGTTGAGGAGAAGAGCAATAGCACTGTCAGCAAGACCATCAAGGGTCTTGAGGCAGTCGCACTTATTCAGGCAAAGAACGCTGGCGTCGCAGAGCAATACGCCAAGACCTTCTCTGGACAGTTTGACATCGTGCGCGACTCCATCAACGAGACTGTTGAGGCAATCGGCATGGCGATTGGCGGCGGCGAGGGCCTTCCAACGTTCACGCGTCTTCTTGAAGGAATCACGCCAGTAATCAAGGACATCATTGGCGAAATCAACAAGAACCTTCCAAACATTCAAGAGTTCAGCAGGCAATTGGTTGAGAAGTTTCTTGCCAAGTTGCCAGGCTATGTAGCCACTGCCAAGCGCGACTTGCCCATCCTGATTCAGAAGGCAAAGGACTTCATCGGCAGCGTAGCTGGATTCGCAAAGGACATTGGCTCATTCCTCGGTCCTGACGGACTTATCACCGCAGGCATCGCTGGAGTCGGCTTCAAGATGGGCGGCTTGGCTGGAGGAATCGGTGCAGTCTTTGCTGAGCAGTTCATCAAGATGGGCATTGACCCAATCACAGCGACACTCACAGGAACAATCGGTGGAGCAATCACCGCAGGCGTAGTGCAGGGATTTGGTAGCGCAATCGCGCAGGCAGCCGTATCAAAGTTCCTCGGACTCTTCAAGAGCGTATCTGTCACGCCAGGCATTTCTGCTCCAGGCGGCGCAGTGCCAGGCGTCACAGGTGGACCAGGGATGGTGGCAACAGCAATCGCCGCGTCTGGCGGCGTTGCTGCTATTGCTGCTGTGGCAGCCGGAGCTATGGGAATCGCCGCAGTGGTGCTGGCGGCGAAGGGTCTCTATGACGCCATCTATAGCCCAGCCGAACAAGAGAAGAACATGATGGACAACTTCGCAAAGCTACAGGCGAGGATTCGCTCTGAGGGATTGAGCAGCGTCGCCACATCAGCCGGTGGCGTATACGGCTCAAACGCACCATCGTTCGGAAGTGACTACATGCAAATCAGAAACGTGCAGTTCAATCTAGGGAAAAACGCGCAGAACGAGTTGGCGTATTCAGTGAACCGAACGCTTGGCGGCTCATTCAGGGCGAGCGGACCCAACCGCACCAGCGGGCGCTAAATGGCGACCGCGCCGTATCAGCTCTGGCTTGATTGCCCAC